CCACCGGCTTTGTCGGGCATTATGTTTTGGGCAGCCCGCCGGTCGGCCTTGCCCATTGCTTAGCGGGGCGGCGGCGATTTCTCAATTGCGGGCTTTCCGGTGCCGCGCCTGTGACGTGCCGCACATATGAAAAATCCCGCCAAGTCGCTGGACCTGCGGGATTTTCATGGTGGGCGTGGCAAGGATTGAACTTGCGACCCCTATCTGACGGCCACGCCGGGCGCAACGATCGATTATACCTATGTCGCCCAGCGCGTGGCTGAATTGCTCGCGGTCCATGACTTTGAGGGGCTGGTGGTCGATCCGGCCTTTCTGACCGCCTTCACCGATGCGCTGACAGAAGTTGGCGTGCAGTGGTGGCTGTACGAGGGCAAGGACAAGCCCGCAGGGCACGGGCTGAAGATCGTGAAGCATGCCCAGGGCACTCGGATCATGTTCGAGGACCAGCAGCTTTGCATGCCACATTCGATCACTCGAACCGAAGACCGCATCCTCGACCAGAAGGTCATCATCGACAGTTCGCCGGTCACCTACAGCTGCGCGGCCAACGTGACGATCATCGCCGACGGCCAAGGGAACAGGGCGTTCGACAAGAAGAAGTCGCGGGGGCGCATCGACGGCATGGTGACGATCGCGATGGCAGTCGGGGCGGCAACCGCCACGGAGAGGCCGAAGAAGAAATCCGTCTACGCCAAGCGCGGCGTGCTGAGGCTCTGAGGGAGGCGCAATGTCTGGATTGTCTCCCGACGATTATCGCCGGTCGGTCGGCTTTCGCCGCTCGTCCGCCGGACCGGCGCCCGCGCGCGCCCGATCGATCCCCGTCATGGCGTACAACAGCTATGACCTGAACGATCCCATCCTCGCAGAGTTCATGAGGGACGGGCAGCTGGGCGTACCGGGCGTAGCGGTCAACGAACGTATGGCGCTGCGCAACAGCACGTTCTTCCGCGCCATGTCTCTCATCCATGGCGCGCGGCGCGCTTGAGACGGATCAGACGCTCGGCGACGACGCGATCGAGCATCTGAAGGAGAGCCTACGCGAAAATTATGCGGGCGTCGAAGCGCAAGACGACTGGATGATCCTCGAAGAGGGTTTGAAGGCGAAGCTCTTTGCATCGAATGCCCGCGATTCCCAGCTCAAGGAGCTGATGCAGCACGAGGCTGAGGAGGTCTCGCGCTTCACCGGCGCCCCCCGCCCGTTTCTGATGTTCGATGAGACGAGTTGGGGCAGCGGCATCGAGCAGCTGGGGCTGTTCTTTGTCACCTACTGCCTGATGGCATGGTTCGTCATCTGGGAAGAGGCCATTTGGATGTGCCTGCTCACCGAGAGCGAGCAGGACACCATGTACGCCAAGTACAACGAGCAGGCGCTGCTGCGCGGCTCGCTCAAGGACCAGGCGGATTTCTTCGCGAAGGCGCTCGGCAACAACGCGGCGTGGCTGTCGCCCAACGAGGTCCGCGAAGCCTTCGATCGCAACGGCAAGCCCGGCGGCGATGATCTGCCGCGCCCCGGCACTACTGCCGCCGCAGTTGCGCAGGACGAAGACGATCCAGAGCCTACCCCGCCCGCCCGCAAAAAGCAGAGGGAAAGCAAATGACCATGATGTCGCGTGTCTTCGCGCGGGAACGTCCCGGCGCGGTCCCACTGCCCGCTGATCGCCGTGTCGCCGCCTTCACCAAGGCCGATGTGCTGTCCCGCTGGGGCGACGAAGCTGCGGGCCTGCGTCCCGCCGCACTTGAGCAGGGCGACAATGTGGTCACCATGTTCGATATCGTCGGCGAGGACTGGTGGACCGGCGGCGGGATCACGGCGAAGAAAGTCGCGGCCCAACTGCGCGCGATCGGCGACCGGCCCGTCGAGGTGCAGATCAACAGCCCCGGCGGCGACATGTTCGAGGGGCTGGCAATCTACAACGTTCTGCGGGAGCATTCGCAGCAGATCACCGTGAAGGTGATGGGCATGGCGGCCTCGGCCGCATCCATCATCGCCATGGCGGGCGATGAAATCCAGATCGGGGCGGCCAGCTTCATCATGATCCACAATTGCTGGGTCGTGGCCGTGGGCAATCGCCACGATATGGCGGAAACCGCCAAGTGGCTTGAGCCATTCGACACAGCCATGTGCGACGTTTACGCCGCGCGCACCGCGCGCACCGCCCCCGAAATCGCCCGATGGATGGACGAAGAGAGGCTACCTATCTGGTCATCGACCGGGTGGGCCTCCGCGTCCTGCGCGATCCGTTCACGAACAAGCCGTTCGTGCACTTCTACACGACCAAGCGCGTCGGCGGTGGGGTCTACAACCCGGAGTCCATGCGCGCGCTCAAGGTCGCTGCGGCCTGATCCATTTCCGGGGCGGCTTCGGTCGCCCCGGTTGATCGAAAGGGCGCCCCCGCCCTTTCGATCAACCGGCAGGAGAACCCCTCAAAGCCGACCTCAAGCGTCGGAACTTCGCTGTCGGCCATTGCAGATCTCCGGTGTCCATTTCATAACAGATTATAACTTATTGCTTGTATAACGTTATATTGAACGTTATAAGCGCTTCATGACCAAGCGGCAGATCACATTCTCGAAACAGGCAGCCAAGGCTCTGCTGCGGATGCCGGCCAACAATGCTCGCCTGATCCGAGGCAAGATCGATCAGCTTGCAACCGATCCGGAAAGCCTCGCCAACAATGTGAAGGCGCTGAAGGGGTCGGACTATAGCCGCCTGCGGGTCGGTGACTGGCGCGTGATCTACTCGATGGACATGGTCGTGCTGGCGATCATCGAAATCGGCCCGCGCGGTGGCATTTACGATTGAAAGGACGAATGATGACCTATCATCCTCAGAAGATCACCGCCCCGGACGGCACCCCGCTGGTGGTCATTACGGAAGCGGATTATCTCGCGCTGCTGGACGCAGCCGACATCGCTGCCGCCGACCGCGCGCTGGCTGAAAGTGATTTCACTATTCCCGCTGAAGTTATGGACGCGATGCTGGACGGGAAATCTCCCGTCGCCGCATGGCGCGATTATCGCAAGATGACGCAGGCCCAGCTTGCCAGCGCAGTGGGCATGCTCCAGCCCGCGCTGGCGCGGATCGAAGCCGGAAACAGCAAGCCTCGGCCCGCAACTGTAACCAAGCTGGCCACTGCGTTGAATGTGCCTCAATGGGCGTTGCAGCCTGACGCTTGAGCCTCGGTCCCCTGATGAAACGGGGGCTAGACACCAAGCCAACCACCTAATACTGCTTCGGCTTACATCTTTAGGGGGGGCAGATAAATGAGCAGTGAAGCAAGCATAGCCGCAGCAACGGGAAATGACGACCTGACGCGCCGAGGCAGGCTTTCCGATACCCAGCGAATGATTATTGAACAGCGTGTAACCAACGAGAAGCCGAGTGCGGGTGCGGCCTATATTCTTTGTCTAGTCCTTGGCGGAATCGGCATTCATCGCCTTTATCTTGGTGAAAGGGGCACCGGGATTTTGATGCTAATCCTCGGTATCACCATCATCGGGATGGTCATTACGTGGCCTTGGGCTCTGATTGACCTTTTCCTCATTCCTTCGATCATCCGAAAGAGGATGGATGAAACCCGTCAGCGATTGACGATCGAAGCGATCGCCTAGCGCTCACCCCAGCACCATCCGCAAGCGCTGAAGCTCGGCTTCTTTTTCGCGTGCGGTCACCTCGGCTCGGAAGGGTGGGGGGCAATTCTCGCTCTCCGCCTTCCGGCCTTCTGCCAGATATTCGACCGACAGCTGGCGGATAAGCCGCGCTTCCCATGCCGGAAGGTCAATCCCGGTCACCCGCTGCCAGGCGGCGATGGATTGCCAGCTGATCGGCCCGGCGCTCATGCCCGCCACCTCGGTCAGCCCGATCTCTATCAGCCGGTTGATGATGTGCGGTGCTGGATTGGGCGGCATCGGCGGTGTCACGCCGTCCCGCTTCAGCTTCTCCGCCCGGCTCAGTTTGCCTGTCTTACCTGCTTTCGCTCGTTTGGTGCCCTCCGGCGGTTTCGGCGTGGCGTTGAGGGGCGCATAATCGCGCAGCAGCGCGCCGATGATCTCCGCGCCGGTCATGCGCCGACCTCGTCCGTCCGAATGCCGGAACGGCTGATCCGGCTGTTGATATAGGACTGCGCGGCGGCGCGGGCCTCGCCTTCCTTCGTGTCGAGAGCGGGACGCATGAACGGGTGGGGCCGGGCGCCGGGGTGGTGCACGGTCGTGCCGACGAAATTGCCGTTGATGACGAGGGAGCCCGCATTTACCCGATCATTGACCCTGCGGACGCTCAGCCCCTGCCGTTGGCTGTCGTCCACCGATATGAGGTGCGGGGCGGTGCCATATTCCAGCCAGAGAGGCAGATTGTAGCCGCCCATGAGCGGCAGCTTCGCAACGCAGCTGGCGCAGTTCAACGCGGCGACTGCCGCCGCACGCGCGGGCGATCAGGATGCCGCAAAGACCTTGCCGGGCCTCTCTCAGTCGCTCCTTTCCGCCGCCGAACTGGTCGCGACCAGCAGGCAGGAACTGGACCGCGTGAGGGCGCAGACGGCGGCCAGCCTCGAACAGACCTATGCGGCGATCAATGCGTTCAGCAGCCAGGCAGATACGTCGACGGCGAGCACGCTGGCAGCAGCGGCGACAGCGGCCAGCGCGGCGGGGGCCAACGCCACCAGCGCGGCCAATGACAATCTGGCGGTCGAGGTCAAAGCCCTGCGGGATGAAGTGTCGCGGCTGCGCGAGGAGAATAATGCGGGCCATGCCGCGACCGCCAGCAACACCGGCGCCGTGAAGCGTCACCTCGACAATGTGACGCAGGCGGCGGGCGGCGAAGCTATCAGCGTGACCGGGGTCGCCGCATGAGGGTCATCACGCCTGACGACAGGACCATAGATCTTGGCCCGGTCGAAACGGGCGTCACGATCGGGATTGTCGATTACAGCCGCCGGGAAACCGACGATTTCGGGGTGACGACGGTAATCGAGCGTGGTTTCGCGCGGCGGGTATCCGTTCGGGTCGCGGTTCCGTTCGACAGCGTCGATAGCCTCCAGCGCGAACTGGCCGGGCTGCGGGCTGTCGCCGCCACATGGATCATCGATGACCGGTTCGAAAGCCTGACCGTCACGGGCTTCTACAAGGGGTTCTCTCTCGACCTTGCCTGCCCCCCGACCAGCTATTGCACGCTGACGATCGAGGGGCTGACCGAAACGGTGGCATTTGACGACGAGGGGCAAGACCCCGCGCCGGACATGCGACCGTCGACCCTGCGGCTGCTGCA